AGTTGATGAGCTCCGAAGCACGAAAGGTCTTTGACCAATACTTCGCGGAGCACTACGAAGAGCTCCTGTTGATATCGCGTCGCCTCCATCGAGACCCCAACGACCTGCTCCACCACACCTACTTGTCTTGTCTGCAAGCCCTAAAGAAGAACGCCAACCTCGTAGACAACCTTCCCGGCTACGTCCATACGGCTATGTTCCGTCTCTCTACCGGAACCTTCCGCAAGGTCTACGAGATAACCGACGCACCAGAGTACACCCACATCTCCAACTACGACCTCAACGAAGCGATAAGAAAGGAAGAAGCCTTGATCATGGCCAACCACCTGTCGTGGTTTGACAGAACCGTTTTAGAGTTATATCTTGACGGGTGGAGCATGGCCGAGCTCGCACGAGAGAGCGGCATCAATCGCTCCGTCCTGTACGAGTCAATCTCACAATCGAAAAAGAAACTCCGAAATGTTATTCGTCAACGCTCACCTAAGAGCTGAAAGGCTATCCATCTGTCAGGGGTGCGAGCACTACGTCGAAAAGACCAAGAGCTGCGGCCCCCTACTTACGGAAGCGTTCAGCGACTCCCCTCTCTGCGGATGCCGTATGCCTATCAAGACACGGCTAAAGACAGCCTCTTGCCCCCTGGGTAAGTGGGCGGCCACCGTCACGAGCGAAGACGTAGAGCAGATTCGTGAGTTTCTTAATCGAGACAACCAGTACCGCACGGCGGGAGAGCTCACGATGCTCGCCAACAAGTACCTCGGAGCTGGCAAGAAGGCGGGATCGTGCCCGCCATGCAACAGAAAACTGATGGAAGAACTTCAAACACTTGTAAAAAATGCCGATTCCCAAACCTGAACCCCTCGAAACGATGTCCGAATTCATCACCCGGTGTATGATTGACGACACGATGCAGGAAGAATATCCCAACGAACGCCAACGTGTGGCAGTATGCGCGAAGCAATGGAGCTCAAAGTAACCCCTTCCGTATGGCTCAACGTGGGAAAACTCCACGACCAGACCTTCGACAAGAGGGTGGCCCTTGAGAGAGCCCGCAGAGGGGTGGAAGCGATGGGCCTTGAATGGGGAACCATCATCGCCCGCGACAGAAGAGGCCACGTAGCCGATACCCGGCACATGGTTTCCAAGTATCTTCGGGACTGCGGATTTAGCTTCCCCGAAATAGCCAACGCCCTACAACGAGCGAACCACACCACGAGCGTATATTCCGTGCGACGGTGCAACGAGCTTATCGATATGGAGTACGGCTACCGCAAGAACTACCACAAATTCCTCAACGCATGACCCTTCGCAAAGTCAAAAGAATCCTCAACGAGAGCGACGACTTCCTCGTGTTCACCCGAAAGGACACCGGAGGAGACACCGCCAACTTCGGGGTGTTTCACAAAGACCTCGAAAGCTGGGAGATTCTTTTGAACCTCGCCGTGTCAGACTACCACCTACGCGAAACCCTCCGAAACGTACTCAATGCAGCCGACCAATATCTCAACGAACAAGCTCAAGACGAATCCGAATAACCCTCGGGCCATTCGCAAAGATCAACTCGACAAGCTCGTCAAGAGCCTCCGGGAGTTTCCCGAGATGCTCGAAGCACGTCCCATTGTGGTAGACCCTGACTTCGTAGTCTTGGGGGGAAACATGAGACTGAAGGCCGCCCAGCTTGCCGGGCTTACCGAGGTGCCCGTCTACGTCGCCTCGTGGGAGGAAGCCAAGGCAAAGGAGTTCATCATCAAGGACAACCTCGCCTTTGGGGAGTGGGATTGGGATATGCTCGCCAACGAATGGGAAGCAGAGCAGCTGGACGACTGGGGCTTGGACGTACCCATCGAAGAAGAACCGACCGAGGGACTCACCGACCCCGACGACGTACCCGAGGTGCCGGAGGAGCCCACCACGAAACCCGGCGACCTTTGGCTCTTGGGTGAGCATCGTCTGCTCTGCGGGGACTCCACGAAAGCGGAGGACGTGGAACGGCTTATGAATGGAGAAAAGGCGGACATGGTTTTTACTGACCCGCCTTATGGAGTTTCTTTCCGGGGAGTCAAGGGAAGCTTTTATAGCGGGGGCAAGAAGTCCGGAGTCGATTCTGCTGAACAGATTAAGGGCGACAATCTTCGCGGCGACGGTCTGACCGCGCTATTTCGCGACTCGCTTGCTCTTGCCGTCGCTTACTCGAAAAGTTCAGCTGCTCTGTATATCTTTTTCGCTATCAATCGAAGCGAGGAGACACTTCCCGCCGTTTCGGATTGTGGATTAACCGTCCGAAACTGGCTTATATGGGACAAGGGAAATGTCGGGTTTCACGCGATGGGAGCGCAATACAAACCTAATTTCGAGGCGTTTCTCTACGCCGTCAAGGGGGAGCCGCCGGAGTGGAAAGGTAATCACACGCAGCAGACAATCTGGCGGCACAATGTCGAGCGTCTTGGGCTACACTCGACCATGAAGCCTGTTTCGTTGGTCTTACAGGCGGTCATGAATCACTCTGCTGGTTCAGTTCTCGACCTCTTTCTTGGTTCAGGTACTACCCTCATAGCCGCAGAGAAGACCGGGCGCAAATGTTACGGAATGGAACTCGACCCCAAATACTGCGACGTCATCGTAAAGCGATGGGAGGACTTCACAGGTAAAAAGGCAGAGCTATGGAAGCAATAAAACAGAACAAGACGAACACCAAAAAAGAGGCCATGCTCGAAGCCCTGGAACGTTCCTTGGGCATCGTCACAACGGCTTGCAATGCGGTAGGCATCGGGAGGACAACCCACTACCAATGGATGAAGGATGACCCCGAATACAAGCAGGCCGTCAAGGACATCGACAACCGCACCCTCGACTTCGCAGAGAGCCACCTTCATAAGCTCATCAAAGAGGGCAACCCAGCCGCGACCATCTTCTTCCTCAAGACCAAGGGCAAGGGCAGGGGATATATCGAGCGACAAGAGATTGAGGTGGCCGAGAAGAAGCCGCTTTCTTGGTTCGTGTCTGACGACTCGAATGTGAGTTGAGGCAGCCCGCCACATACTACCACGTCAAGAACTCGCCCGCCAAGATACAAGTACACCAAGGCGGCACGCGGAGCGGGAAGACATACTCTATCCTTACCGCCCTCGTCGAGCTGTGCCACCGCAACGAAAACAGTGGGGCCGTTATAACCATCGCCCGAAAGACCTTCCCTGCCATCCGTGCGTCGGTCATGCGCGACTTTTTCGAGATACTCGAACGGGAGGACATCTACGACGTCAACCTGCACAACAAGTCAGAGGCTACGTACATCCTCTTCGGGAACATGGTCGAGTTCATATCGGTGGACCAACCGCAAAAGGTCAGGGGCCGCAAGCGCGACATCTTGTTTGTCAACGAAGCCAACGAGCTCACCCTCGAAGATTGGAGGCAGCTTATGCTCCGCACCACCGGGAGAGCCATCATCGACTATAACCCCTCCGACGAGTTCCATTGGATATACGACCACGTCCTCACCCGCGATGACCACGAATTCTTCCAAACAACCTACAAGGACAACCCCTTCCTCCCCGAGAGCACCGTTCAAGAGATTGAGCGACTACAAGAAGCCGACCCCGACTACTGGAGGGTCTACGGACTCGGAGAGCGTGGCGTATCCCGCGCCACTATTCTCACGCATTGGAAGACAGTACCCCAAGTCCCCGAAGGGTGGAAGCTCATGACCTTGGGCCTCGACTTTGGATATACGAACGACCCCACCGCGATTGTGAAGGTCTACACCGACGGCCACGGATTCTGTCTGGACGAGGTATGCTACGCGACGGGGCTCACCAATGCAGCTATAGCCCAAACCCTACGAGACGCAGATATCGGGAAAGCCATGATCGTGGCCGACTCAGCAGAGCCCAAGTCGATTGACGAAATCCACGGCCACGGCTTTAACATCCACCCCGCAAGGAAAGGCCCTGACTCCGTGAGGAGCGGTATCGACTTCCTGCGCTCCCGTCCTCTCCTTATCACCGAGCGAAGCGTGAACGGAATCAAAGAGCTCCGGAACTACAAGTACAAGGAGGACAAGAACGGACGCCAACTCAACGAGCCTGTCGACGCCTTCAACCACTTTGTTGATGCGAGCCGCTACGCCATCACGTGGAACCAGACAAACCCGAACTTCGGGAAGTATGCCCTCGGATAACTTGAGGAAACAAACCCTTTCAACTCATTAAAATATGGAGCTCCGCCTTCCCGCCAACTACTCCGACCTTACCCTACGACACCTTCAGGTGCTTGAGACGACAGACGACCCGATCAAGAGGGTCCAAGTCGTCACGGGCAAACCTTTCGCAGAACTGCGTAAGATGCCGCAGGCCCTCCTCGTAGAGGCCGCAGCACATATCGACTCCCTGCTCGCTCGTGAGGTGTCCAAGCACGAGCCTATCCTTACCCTCGGTGGCAAGGAGTACGGCTTCATCCCTGACTGGGAGAAATTCAGCGCGGGGGAGTGGATTGATATGGAGACGTACACCAAGGACTTCTGGAAGACGGCTCACAAGGCTATGAGCGTCCTATACCGACCCATCACCCAGAAGTGGGGAGACAAGTACACCGTGGCAGAATATACCGCCCAAGAGGACGCGACGCCTTTCCTCGATATGCCCGCTCCTGCGGTGGCTGGTGCC